ATCGGTCAAGTTATCCCCTGACTTTATTTCAACTGCGTCAATGTTTGGCTTGACATCGCCATTCCACCAGACACGAATTGCATCAGGTCGTACCGATTGCGCTTGAAACGACTCGATTGTCTGAATCAACGTATTCAGTCGCTTCGGCTGGGGTGCTATGTTGACAGTTATCTTCATTCGACTATTAACGGTACTTTTTTACGATGTTCTGGGTGCATCTGGCTTTCATGGTTTCCGTGCTTGGCAATCGTAACTTTTGGCATAAACATAGGCACTCTGTTGTGTGCGAATCGCCACGACTGGTGATGCCCAACTCCGCTCGATATGTACTCACCGGCCCTAAACCATTCCCATGTAACTTCATCCTGAGTCCATTCGATATGCTCCAATGTCTTGCGATTTGTATGATACGCGCAGTCGACATAACCTACCATATAGTGTGGATCGCCGTTGAACTCCTCAGAATAACCGCCCAGTCCCGTCCAGTCTCGTATCCGTCCGCGTTCAAACATGAGATTCTGTGCGTACAGTTTGTCCGGTATGCGTGCAAGTCGATGCCATTCGATTTCTCGCATATCGTCAGCAAGGAACGTAAAATACTCATCGTCACTAATTCGGCACAAATCGAACGCATACTGCCATTTTTGCCAAAATCCAGTCTTACCCCAATGTTGCGTTCGAATGTATCGGCATAACTTCATATGTTCGGTTGGATCGTAAGTTGATCCATCGTCCAACACAACTACACTTTCACCGCTCGGACACTCGCGAAGCAGTCGCAAAAGCATATCGGGTCGGTTGTAGCTAAATATGACTATCATGTCAAAGGCTCATAGATTTGTGTGCATCGACAGTTTATCAAAATACTTGCTTTCGCTCCGTTGGTGAAGTCGCCAGGATATTCCAAAGCGTCACCATCAACTTGAAATAGTTCGTTAATTAGCACTTTCTGTCCGTCTGCGCTCAAATGTGCGTCTCGTGTTCGATTGTCCATCGTTGCTACCCATTCCTTTTTTAGCGGAATACCTGTGTCTTTCGCGCCGTCCAGACTGCCCTTGTTCGATGCGCTTATGATCTCGGTACGTGCGATCACTCTGGCTCGTTTCAAGTCGGCAATGCCTGATCCGCTTTTTACGATGTTACGCGCCACTACTTCGATGCCATCGCCGTTGTCAAACGCTCGTTGTAGTTCTATTTTTAACCTTTTGATTGTGGTCTCTGTAATATCCTTAATTCGATCCGCTCCGTACACGACAATCCAATCTCGTATCAACCTATCAAACACCGTTTCATCCGATTTAATTTCAAAGACACCACCGAGTCGCTTTAGTTCGCTTTGTGACTGAACCGCAAAATACGATCCGACTTTGCCGTACACATCTTTAAATGCTTTAGTTATTGCGTTTGAATCCAAATAGTCAACTCTCCCAATAGCTTGTTCTACGCTGTCCGCACTCGTTACAGGTCGCACCGTAATCAACAACGCTTTGCGAAATTCCTTAATCGCCCAGCGTTCAAACTGCCAGCGCTTACCATCGAACTGCTTCCAAACCATGTAGCGTTTAGCGTTCATATTCGGCTCTCAGTAGTGCTTTTTCGCTTTCTGTTAACTCGCTCAAGTTTACATCGCTCAATGGCACTAAGCCCATCGGTATAAACGGTTGGTCAAAACTTACATCGTCGATCGGATCGAAGTTCATCTCTTGTAGCTTCTGATTCGGACTGATCCACCATGCCTTGTTTAGCCAATCAGCTTTTTCGACCATGTTGTCACTAAGCGCTTCGACTGCGTTTAGATCGTAGTCGATGTGGTACTTCTTGCCACTTGTTTTGTTAAATCTCGGTACGATAAATTTATTCAAAGACGAGTAGAACATCTCCAGCTCAGGCACGACCGCTTCTTGATACAACTGTTTACGTGCTTCTGATACGTTGGTATTAGTTTTTGTTTCTGGGTCGTTCATCAGCGCCGATGGATAGCGATATACGTTACATATATCACGCGTTGCCATTTTACGCGCCTCGATAATCTCCAGATCGACTGGACTCATGCCGAACGGTGTCCATCCCATTTTGGCCGTTGTAATCAGAGCCGACTTGTAATTGTCCGCGCCTTTACGATTCTGATCGAACCATCTTTGTAACTGCGCACGTTGTTCATCACCAAGTTCGGTTATATCCGGATCGTTTGGATATAACATTCCGGCAGCACCACTATTCTCCAAAGCCTTAGCTAATGCCGTTAGCCCTTGATTCGAGCTGATTACGGACTTCCGCGCCGCCTTGAGCGGACTCATACCGTATAGATGCGTTCCCGGCACGGTGTAGTCTGGATTCCAATATTTCATGTGCATGACCGTTTCGGCTGGTATCGGCTGATTGTAGCCATAAACATCCAAAACATACGATTTAATCAGAGTCTCGGTAGATTTATCAGCAATGATATGTGTTAACTGTGGTGGCATTACCCAGAGTTCACCGAATCGACCGTCCGATAATTCGTTGCCGTGTACATACGAATTGCCTGTGATCAGCTTGAATCCAAGTACGTTGATCAGTAACTCCTCCCACGATTGCAACGGATTCGGTTGTTCTAATAGTTTCACGATGTCATCGTTTGGATCAGCTATTTCAAACGCTTTCTTTCGTAGCTTGCGCGTTTCGATCATAGCACGTTCACCACCACGATACCGATTGGTGCGTTTTACGCTGTAATACTCACGCGCCGCTTTTTCGTCCACGACCTCATGCACCAGCATCGGCACAGATGCGGCCGCTCCGGTGATACCGTTCACAACCGCGTAGACGTCTGGATTAAACGAATAGGCTTCGTCGATATACTTTTCAGGATCGTCATCAAATGCAATCGGTGCGATTCCAAACGACGTCCTAAAAAGTTGCCTGTTTACGATATTGGACATCCGACCGCCCAATGCCTGTTTGAGTGATTGAGCTAAGCCCATTGATAGTCGTCTATCCATAGTCGTGTTGTTTAGTGAATTTTCTATAAAATAACAAATTATGCGAAATAAAATTCAATAGATTTTTTTGGTTTTAGCATTAAATCCGTAAATAACCAAACGAGTGCATCGACTCGGTCAGGTGATTGACCCGATTCTGGATTGAACGTAATCATTTGATGCTCTAAAATAGGGAACTGCCCAACATGATATACCTTGCCTTGCTCGTACAGTCCATAAATAGGTTCGGCTCGGACCGCTTTACCCTTAGTCGCTGACACCAACTTGACTCGCGCTGTCTTGTGATGTTGCCGTAATATCGTTTCGACCATATCACCACCTTGATTTTTCTCAGCTACGATACAATCCGCATTCCAACGTGTGTAAGCCGATCCGACCAACGCGCCCCATTGACTCGGTGAGTAACGACCCGACAGATCTTCAAGTACATAACCGTTGCCATTGTCATCGATGCAACCTACAATTATACCTGTTTCGTCCGAGTCCATTGTTGCGGTCGTAGCTGGATCGACTCCAATTACAATTCGCTTTGCTGTGTACGTGTCGGTTCGTGCTTGGTTGATTATCATCCGATTCCACAGTATGCCTTCGGACTCATCAAGCCATTCGCCACCAAATATGTGTTTGTACCTGATCGGATTCGTTTGTCTGGTCCGCTCGGCTTGTTCTAAAAATGATTCCGATAAGTTTGCTAAATTATCCATATAGGTCGTGTGAATGTGTGTCACATCGTCACGGTTTGCATTGATGTAGTTCGTAAATACCCAATGCGATTTGTTCGATGGATTCATGACCAACACGACCCGATTCGTTATACCTTGCTGTCTAATCGACAGATCTATTTTCTCGAACGAGTCGTAATCAGTCAATTCCTCAGCTTCATCGAGAATAAAAGTCGTAACGCCCTGAATGGACTTTAAGTTAGCCGTTTGGTTGCCCGACGACGTTTTTATGCCTTTAAAAATAATTCGACTGCCTGATACCTTGTGAATGATCTCATCTTTGGTTATATGAAATTCATCGAGCTTATTTAGTAGCTCAATCTTTTCAAGAAATTCAGGCATGATTGAAATACCTGCACTAACTAAGGTGTAACGAGTAAATAGCACAACATGACCTGGTTCGTGTATCAGCCAAAGCAAAAAATATGCAACGTGATACGACTTGCCCGATCCCCTTCCACCTGTTAAAATCGTGTATCTTTTTGGGTTACGTCGAAATAACGGTTTAAACGAAGGTAGTAAAATCATTCATCGAGCCATTCAAGTTTAGGTAGTTCGATTTTTAGATTGCCATCTGTGTGCGTTTTTTGAACTGGCATACCGAATCGATAATTTAGCCAAGTTTTAATCGCTTGCGTATCGCCTTCTTGACATTTAACCCATAGCGCTCGCCATGCGTCTTCAGGAACGGCAATACTATCCATCTGCTCGATGATTTTAATTTCATCGGCTTTTTTAGGTCGACCTGCCATTCCTTTGGTGCTGTGACCGCCATTGTTTTTACGTCCGTCCATATAATTAATATAAATTAATTAGTTAATTATCTCACTTTGCCTTCAATAATTCGTTTGTTGTGTACTGTAAAGTAACCATTTTCCTCGATTTCAACAACTGCAAATCCATGATTCCATTTTGTAAATCCGAACGGTCTGTAATCTGGCGACATATCGCACAGGCAACCCAAACTGAATGTTGCAGTTGGATTGCCGTTTAGGTCGTTTTCATGGTGGGTCGATGTTTGATGGTTATGCCCTGCCAGTACGCTCGTCTT